CCTGAACTGCATTTACATCTATCTGACCCCGACAGCGCCAGTAAAGACGTTGTTGTGATTGGCGGGCTGATGCTCTGCAAGACGCCGGAAGAATTCGTTATGCAACGCAACGATTATTACTCGAAGCAGGCTAACGATCAGATGGCGGCGGTAGACAACAGCTTCATGCGCCAGAGTGATGCGCGGATGCCGCTATTTAACGAGCGGAAATCTACGACGACCTTTGGCTCTGGAAAATAATTTTTTGGAGTTAAACATGGCATACCCGACTGTAAATGCCCCTTACGGGCTAAAACCGATCAATTTGATCGGCGGTCAGGTGTTCGCGGGTCAAACTCGTGAACTCCCGATTGCAAGTGGCTATGGCACTGCTATCTATAACGGCGACATCGTTCGTCTAGATGGCGGCACTATTGTCAAAGAAGCTGGCACCACTACTGTTACAGCACAAGGTGTAACAGGCGTGTTTCTCGGTGTTAGCTACACTAACCCATCAACAGGTCAGAAACTGTTTGCCAACTCGTATCCGGGCGGCGTAACTGCTTCGGACATTTTGGCTTATGTGGCAGATGATCCTGACCAATTGTTCAAGGTAGCTGTGACTGGCGGTGCAACTTCGACCACCATCACCCCAATTGCGGGCACTATTCTTGGCAACAACTTGGCTATTTCTCAACCTGCTTCTAACACCACTATTTCGGGCAACTCGAATATCGGTGCTTATGATTCGGGCAGCAATACTGCGCAGTCGCTACCGTTCCGTGTTGTTGGTCTTGTAGAAGAGACTACTAACTCCAGCGGTAATTACAGCGAAGTTATTGTTAAGTGGAATGCTCCGTACCCAACCATCACTATCGACTTCACGGGTGAAACCGCGTCGGTGACCTTGGCTGGCGGTCATTCGTATCTCAACCCGAACGGCCCAGATAGCGTATAAGGGAGTTAAATCATGGCTATTTCACGCGCACAACTATTGAAAGAGCTGCTCCCCGGCCTGAACGCACTGTTCGGCATGGAGTATGCTCGTTACGGCGAAGAACACAAGGAAATCTACGAAACCGAGACTTCCGAGCGTTCCTTTGAAGAAGAAACCAAGCTGTCTGGCTTCTCGGCTGCTCCAGTCAAGAACGAAGGCTCTGCGATTGCTTATGACAATGCGCAGGAAGCTTGGACTGCTCGATACAATCACGAAACCATCGCTCTGGGTTTCTCGCTGACCGAAGAGGCCATCGAAGATAACCTGTATGACAGCCTGTCGGCTCGTTATACCAAGGCGTTGGCTCGTGCTATGTCCTACACCAAGCAAGTCAAAGCAGCTAACGTGCTGAACAACGGCTTCTCGGCATCCTATCCGGGTGGCGACGGCAAGGCACTGTTTGCTACTGATCACCCTCTGGTTGGTGGTGGCGTCAACTCTAACGAGCCTGCTACCCCCGCTGACCTGAACGAGACTTCGTTAGAAGCCGCAGTGATTCAGATTGCTGCGTGGACCGACGAACGTGGTCTGCTGATTGCAGCTAAGCCTCGTAAACTGGTTGTTCCGCCACAGCTTCAGTTCGTTGCTACTCGTCTGTTGGAAACCAGCCTCCGCGTTGGCACCAACGACAACGACATCAACGCTCTGAAGAACAACGGTTCGATTCCAGAGGGCTACACGATCAACCACTTCTTGACCGATCCGAACGCATGGTTCCTGACCACTGATGTTCCTAACGGCATGAAGCACTTTGTTCGTACCCCGATGTCTACCGGAATGGACGGAGACTTCGACACTGGCAACGTCCGTTACAAGGCTCGTGAGCGTTACTCGTTCGGCTGGTCTGACCCGCTGGGCATGTACGGTTCGCAGGGAGCGTAATAAAAGGGGGGCTTTACGCCCCCCTTCTTGTAGTATATAAAGTAGGTATTCCGGGTATACCCGGTGCGTCGAACAGGCACCCGGCCTGACTTCATGCAGATCGACGTACCTAACCGCATGAGGGAAAACATGGCTCTTTCTACTACCCAAAGTATCTGGCGTTCGGGCGGCGGCGACACGACTCGCACCGCATATTGTGGCTCCGGCGTAATGGCTGCTGAGTTCTACATCGCTGACGCTTCTCCTGCCACTGCTGGCACTAACGTCGCTATTTCTTCGGCTGCTGGCGCTCCTGCTCTGATTCTCCCAGCTGGCGCAGTTATCCTGTCTGTGGTGATTACTGACGCTGGCACGGGTACTTGTGACCTTGGCGCTACCGGCTACAACTCCGGCACTGCTGACAACAACTTCTTCGCCTCTGGCTTGGCGGTTTCGTCTTTGGGCGTTATCACTTCTGGTTTGACCTTTGCCCCATCGACTGAACTGTCGTATGTGACTGTGACCGATAACACCTCGGGCGCTGGCACCGTTGCTGGCTACATCACTTACTTCGTCGCCGATCCGCTGGTTGGTCAGCAGAACGTCTAATTAGGGGTTTGATATGGCTATGCAATACGACGTAAAGTCGTTCCATGCAACAGCTTCATCGCTGGCGTATGCTGATCGCACACGTTTAAAAGGCGTGGTTATATCCCCCGTTACGTCTACAACTTTCAACTCGTGTGTGGTGGATACTGCGGGGGCGTTGACGGGAACGTACGATATTCCGGGTTCAACGACCTGCACCATCACTATTGCCAATCATGGGTTGTCGAACGGCGACATAGTTGGGCTTAACTTCACTAGCGGCACAGCAGTAGACGACAGTTATGTTGTAGCGAATGTGACAACCGATACGTTCACTGTAACAACGGCGAGTCTGACCACCAGCGGCAACGTAACGATGTACCCCAAAGTCCTTGTTGAACTGGACTGCTCTTCGGGCACATCGTTTTATACGTTGATTCCGGGTGAGGGCATCCTTGCAACAGGCGGTTTGTTTATTTTGCTGCCATCCACTAACGTCACTATGACTATTTTTTACGGATAGGAATAGGCCATGATGCAGACTGACGTTAAATCCGCCCGTGCAGCAAACACCGGACTGTTGGTGACTCAGATTCCTACACGCTTGAAGTCCATTACGGTAACAAGCGCAACGGTGTCTGCAAGAAATGTTGCTGTCTGCGACCCAACTGTTCAATCGTCTGGTACGTATTCTCGTACGAGTCCTAGTGCCACAATCACAGTCACGATAGTGAATCACGGCTTTGTTACTGGGCAGCGTGTGTTCTTGGACTTTACGTCAGGCGCTGGGCGGGATGGCGTGTATACGATTACGAATACGGGCAACGATACGTTTACCTGTGCGGATGCGCCAACCACGACTACAAGCGGTAACGTCACGGCATATAGCAGCATTGCTTTAGAAATCGACACCTTCAACACCGTTGGTTTGCCTATCTTGATCCCCGGTGAAGGTATTTACTGCCCTAACGGTATCTTTGTAGGGTGTGGCTCATCGGTAACTGCGACGGTGTTCTATGGCTAAGACTCCAGCATGGACGAGGAAAGAGGGAAAGAATCCCAAAGGTGGCTTGAACGCCAAAGGGAGAGCCTCCGCGAAAGCGCAAGGTATGAACTTGAAACCTCCCCAGCCGGAAGGCGGCGCAAGGAAGAAGTCTTTCTGCGCACGTATGTCAGGGATGAAGAAAAAGCTGACAAGCGCCAAAACCGCGAACGATCCGAATAGCCGCATCAACAAATCTTTGAGAGCTTGGAAGTGCTGACATGGCTGAGAACCACGAAACTACAAAACACGTTGTTGACGCTCTGTCGTTAGTTACAGTTGTCGGCACGCTGGTCCAGCTGCTTCCGGCTATAGCTGCGCTGTTTACGATTGTGTGGACTGCTATCCGTATTTACGAAACTAACACCGTGCAAAAGTTGCTCGGCAAGGAGAAACCAAATGAAGAAGGCAAAGCCGAGTAAAGGTTCGGCCCGCACCAAAAGATTTCTTGATGGCGGCGCTGTCGGTGCTCTAGCGGGTCTAGGCACTCTTGCGTACCTGATGTCGCGCAAGAAAAAAGGCGAAGCAGGTGAGTCCAGCCAGAAGTTTCCGCTGACTGAACGCGAAACAGAAACTGAGCCAAGTGCTGAAGTAAAACGCGCTATGGTTACGTCGCAAGGTCGCCCTGATTTGATCCCAGAAGGCGCTGATGAAGCAGCGATGCGTAGTGATGTGGGGCTTAAACGTGCCACGTCCACACCCACTCCTAAGCCAAAAGCGAAACCTGCTGCTAAACCTGCGGAAAAAACGGTGTCGGTAGGTATGAGCGGTATCCCTGTTGATAGCGAGGCAACGAATAGGCGTCGTTTGGAGGGTTTGAGTAAAGCTGCAGAACCCGAAAAGAAAACGGAGAAGAAAAAGCCTATTTACGATTTGGCAGCAGCAGGCCGCGCAGCTAGAGACACATTATCGGCTGAACGCGCTATGAAACGCTACGCAGAAACTACACCTTACGCCCGTGCAAAATACGGCATGAAGTCTGGGGGCGCAGTCAAGTCGTCGGCGTCCAAGCGTGCTGACGGCATTGCCCAGCGCGGTAAGACCAAGGGAAGGATTTGCTAATGGCTAAGCAAGATAACCGTCGCCCCAAGGGGGACACAGGCGAAGCAGAAATTTATACAGCAGAAACGGGCACTCCTCCGGTAGACCCAGATATGGGTTCGGTTAAAGGAGCTAAGCCGGTGCCAATGCCTAAACCTGCAAAGAAGATGGCAAAAGGCGGTAGCGCCTCGACTCGTGCAGACGGTATTGCCCAAAGGGGTAAGACTCGCGGGAAGATTGTCTGATGCCCGCCAAGAGCGCAAAGCAAGAGAAGTTTATGCGGGCTGTGGCTGAGAACCCCAAGTTCGCCAAGAAAGTAGGAGTGCCTCAATCAGTGGGGCGAGAGTTCACTAAATCAGGAGGCGGCGAAATGAAAGAGTCAAAGGCAATGATGAAGAAAGAGGTTGCGTTTATGAAGAAGAAGGGCGCACCTAAGTCGATGGTTAAGCACGAGATGAAAGAAGCCGGTATGAAGAAGGGCGGCTTTGTAGCCCCCAGCAAAATGGGCGCTGTGAAAACCGCTGCCCCTAGTAAAGATGGCGTCGCTGTTAAAGGCAAAACCAAAGGCAAGATGGTAAAGATGGCTTACGGCGGGAAGTGCTGATATGGCTAAGACTAAACGGTATAACGACGGAGGCGTTACCCAGCAGCCAACGTATCCGTTTGGCACGAACGTACAACCTGTTGCCGCTCCTGCTGGTGCCGAAAGCACGGGCGGGGTAAACCAGACGTTCAATATGCAACCCCAAGCAACCGCTACCCCGGCTGCGCCTACCGGCACCCCGTTCAAAAAGGGCGGCGCGGTTAAATCCTCGGCAAGTAAGCGCGGTGATGGCATAGCTCAGCGTGGTAAAACTAAAGGAAGGATGGTGTGAGATGGCAACAGGAAAAGTTAAGAAAATGGCTTTTGGCGGTATGGGTAAACAACCCGCAAACGCACTCCGGCCTATGCAAAACGCGGCTAAACAAGATATGAATTCTAAAGCAGCACAGTTTCAAAGAGCGGGCACTACTTTTGGTAAACCCGGAGGATCTCAAACAGCAAAAACAGGGCTTGGTCAAGCCATGAATAAACCCACAATGGGGTTAGGCGCAGCAATGGCTAATAAAAAATTAGCTGGGGTCGGCGCATTGGCAGGTCGTGCACTTGGCGCGCAAGCAGCGCAACAACAAGCAATGAAAGGCGGAGCAAAATTTGCCCCAGATTCCGGGTATGTTCAACAACTAAAACAGATGACGCCTGATCAGCGGCAGCGGACGATGGCTATTAACGCCGCCAAAAATGCAGCAGAAACTCAGCGCGTTAATCAGTTTAACGCAATGACACCTGAGCAGCGTATTAGGGCCGAGGGTATGAAAAAAGGCTTGGCTAGCTTGGGTAAGAAAAAAGGCGGCGCAGTTAAGAAGGCGACCAAAAAATGATGGCCTCACGCGGGATGGGTGACATCAACCCAAGCAAAATGCCGAAGGCCAAGAAGAAGGCCCGACGGGATAACACCGACTTTACTCAGTACAAAGAAGGTGGCGTTGCTAAGTCTCGCGTGAACGAAGCTGGCAACTATACCAAGCCGGGTATGCGTAAGTCGCTGTTTGAGAGCATCAAGTCTCAGGCTACGCAGGGCACCGCTGCAGGTCAGTGGTCAGCTCGTAAAGCTCAGTTGCTGGCGAAGAAGTACAAAGCAAAAGGCGGCGGGTACAAAGGATGAAAGCCCCGCAACAAAGTCTGAAGTCGTGGACGGAGCAGAAATGGCGCACAAAGAGTGGCAAGCCATCGTCGAAGACTGGCGAAAGATACCTGCCGGAAAACGCGATCAAGTCACTCAGCCCCGCCGAGTACGCAGCAACGACCAAGGCAAAGCGGGTAGGGAAGAAAGCCGGAAAGCAGTTCGTCGCACAACCAAAACGCATAGCCCAGAAGACCGCGAGGTTTAGATAATGGCTTTTACAACCAACACGACAGCGTTCAACCCCGACCTCAACGAGTTATTCGAAGAGGCGTTCGAGCGTTGCGGCTTGGAACTTCGTACGGGTTATGACTTCCGTACGGCACGGCGCAGCCTGAACTTCCTGCTTGGTGAATGGGCTAATCGAGGCATTAACCTGTGGACGATTGAGCAAGGCTCGATCAACTTGGCACAAGGGGTTACTACGTATGATCTACCTTTGGATACCGTTGATCTTATTGAACATGTTATTCGCACTGATTCCGGACAGGGCCCTAACCAGACGGATTTGAACATCACACGTATCAGCGTTTCGACCTACTCGACGATCCCGAATAAGTTGGCGCAAGGTCGCCCGATTCAGGTATGGATTAATCGTCAGTCAGGGCAGCAGGTAGGGTCTAATGTGGCTACGCCTAAGAATCCACAGATTAACGTCTGGCCTGCACCGGATCAGGGTACGACTCAGAATCCGTATTACGTGTTTTATTACTGGCGGCTAAAGCGTATTTATGATGCTGGTGACGGTACCAATGTGGTCGATATTCCGTTCCGCTTCCAGAACTGTTTGGTGGCGGGGCTGGCTTACATGTTAGCAATGAAGAAAGATGGCGTCTCATTAGATAGGTTGAACATTCTCAAAGCACAGTACGACGAGGCTTGGGAGTTGGCATCGAGCGAAGATCGCGAGAAGGCTGCTGACCGCTTTGTGCCGCGTGAGTATTTCATCTCTTAACTATGGGAAACAGGTTTAGTTCAGCCAAGAATTCGATTGCGGAATGTGACCGCTGCGGGTTCAGGTTTAAGCTGAAGGTTTTGAAGAAGTTGGTTATTAAGACCAAGCAGGTTACGATCAAGGTGTGCCCGACGTGCTGGGAACCGGATCAGCCGCAGTTGCAGTTAGGTATGTATCCGGTGCAGGACCCACAGGCGGTGAGAGAGCCAAGACCGGATGTGAGTTACAGACAGGCGGGTTATACCGGGTTGCAGTTGACGTTGAACACAGACTTTGGTGATCCGTCAGGCGGTAGCCGGATATTCCAGTGGGGCTGGGCACCGGTTGGTGGCTCAAGAAGTAATGATGCGGGGCTAACGCCAAACGCTTTGGCTCCGGTGAGTATCGTAGGTAATGTAACAATCTCGTAGGAGTAATCATGGAAAAGAAAGCATCAATGAAGCGCGTTGCTGAGCAAGCAGTCAAAGGCCACGAAAAGCGTATGCACGGTGC